GCCCGTGGGGCACCATCTGCCAGCGCCCCCCCCCCCCCCGCCCCGCCGCGCTGTTCGGCGGCAGCTGGGAGGTGATCGCTTCCGAGCGGGTGCTGATGGGTGCATCCAGCACCCACGCGGCCGGCACCACAGTGAAAGCCGGTCTGCCCAACATCACGGGCACGTTATCTGATGTAATGGGCAGCGTTTATGCTTATCCATCTGGCAGCGGTGCGTTTTCTGTCAAAGGCATAGGCAGGTCACTCGAGAACGGGTCTAACGGAAATTATGGCAATATATCTTTTGACGCGTCCAAGTCCAACGCCATCTACGGACGCAGCAGCACCGTGCAGCCCGCCGCCTACTATGTGCACATCTGGCACCGCGTGGCCTGAGAAAGGAGGTTTTGAACCATGAAGATCATCGACGAGACCGGCGCGGTCGTGGAAAACCCCGACCTGACGTTGGGCTATCTGACCGGCAGCACCGAAGAGATCACCCACCCCGCCGTAGAGGGCGTGGAAGAGCAGTGGCACTGGGAGACCGTGACCGAGTATCCGAACGGTGGCAAGGACGTGCAGAAGATTATTGACCGCCCCGGCGTTCAGGCACAGGAAGAATGGGTGGAGAAAGTGCCCATCCAGAAGTACATCCGCTACACCGCCGAAGAGCTGGCCGCGCAGGAAGAAGCGCGCAAAAAGGCCGAAGCCCGGGAGAAGCTGCCGGATACGGTGGCGGCGCTGCAAAAAGAAAACGAGATGTTGAAACAGTGCTTGCTTGAAATGAGCGAGATTGTTTATGCATAAAATCACACAAAGAATCGAAAGGATGGTACGTATGATGGCAATGTTGTGGGCACAGGAAATTATGTCTGCTGAGACTGTCGAGGAGGCAAAGGCGCTGTATAAGCGCTGCCCCCGCCTGCTGAAGGAAAAGGTCAAGGCGATTCTTATCAAGAGCGGCTTTGAGGAGATCGTACAGGAGAAGTAAGCGATGGAAAAACTTTTGGAATTTCTGGTGGGGCTGGTGAAGGTGCTCTTCGGCGTGGACAGCGAGAGTTCTGCGCCGGAAACGCCCAGAGAGACTCCCGTTGAGGATGCCGCCACCGGCTGGGAGGGCGACCCGCCATACCGGTACATCGACGTGAGCCGCTATCAGGGTGCGATCGACTGGGCGCAGGTGGCAGCGGCAGGCTACAAGGGAGCGATGCTCAAGACGGTGAGCACCAACCGCAAGCTCTCCAAGCGGGCAGACGGCCTGTACATCGACCCCACCTTTGAGGACAATTACCGCAGCGCCAAAGCTGCCGGGCTGGACGTGGGCGTGTACTACTACACCTACGCCACCAGCGAAGCGATGGCCGATGCAGAGCTTGCCCTTGTGCGGCAGGCGGTCTACGGCAAGGAGCTGACCCTTCCGGTGGCGGTGGACGTGGAGGAAAATGAGCTCAAGCCCATGAGCACCCTCGACCTCACCAACCTCACCGCCTACGCGCTGGAACAGGTGGAAAAGATGGGGTTCTACGCCCAGCTCTACACCTACACCGGTTACAAGTACGAGCTGGACATGGCTCGGCTGTCCTCTCGGTGGGACGTCTGGCTGGCAGACTACACCGGCAAGGCACCCAACGTGACGTTTAACTACAACGCCCACCAGCACACCAGCAAGGGCGTTGTACCGGGCATCAGCGGCAACGTTGACCTCAATGTGACCACTATCAACTACCCGAAAATCATCAGCAAGAAGGGGCTGACCCGTCTCCGGGAGGGTAAATGACCGAAAAAGAAGCTTTACTGTGGGTGCTGGGCATCTTGGGCAGCCTGTGCGCTGCGGTCATCACCATCGACAAGGTGCTGGACATCATCCACAAGTACATCAAAAAAGCGCAGGCCCCCGACGATGCGCAGAACAAGCGCATTGATGCCATTGAAAATCGACTGGCTGCGGTAGAAACCGTTTCCACGCAGCACACCGCAGCCCTTAGACGCGACATGACGCGATTTGACAGCCTCGATGAAGAAATGCGTCTCGTACTCGTTGGAGTACAAAATCTTTTGGATTCGCAGCTGTCCGGTAACAATCGCGAAGGTATGCAAAAAAGCAAATCCGACATTAACAACTACCTGCTGAAAGGAGTAACAAATCATGGAAGCAATCTTTAATTTTATCCCTGCACCCATCGCACTGGTACTGATGCTCATTGGCTTTGCCGCGCTGGCCGTTGGTGCCATCCGGCTGGGTTACAAGCAGTACGTCAAGCAGTGGGCGCTGGAGCTCGTGACCATCGCTGAGGACAGCATCATGGGCAGCGGTCAGGGCGCAAAGAAAAAGGCACAGGTCTTTGCCGCGCTGCGCGGCGCTCTGCCGGACTGGCTGAAGCCTTTCATCACCGATGAAGTGCTGGACAGCGTGATCGAAAAGGCCGTCAGCATGATGAAAAAGGCACTGGCGGAAAAGAAGCCTACCATCAACAAGGAGTAATTTATGATCGAGCAAAGCGTATCTCTCGCATCCAATGGCGTCGTCAAAGTGCCGGGCTATGAGCAGCTGGTGCGCTTTGGCTACACCAAGAACCGGGGCGTGTACCGCCTTGCCGTCACCGCTACCGGCGAGTGGGAGGGTCTGGCTATCCGCTGCTTCTGGCACGTCCCGGATGGCAAAGACCCGGAATCCTCGCTGGTGGAGGACGGCTATGTGGCCGTGCCCGCCAGCGTGACCGCACAGCCCGGGAGCGGGTGCGTCACCTTTGAGGGCAGTGACGGCGCAAAGGTGATGACCAGCGCAGACCTGCGGTATCGTGTCAGCGCCAACTCCGGCACAGAGGATGGCACAGAGCCGGAACCGGGCACCCCTGCATGGCAGCAGCTGGTGGATGCCGTGCACACTGACGCCACCGCCGCAGAGCAGGCCAAGGCCGATGCACAGACCGCCGCGCAGCAAGCCGGGGCATCTGCCAAAGAGGCCGGGCAGGCCCTTTCTGACACCATCACCGCCAAAGAGGACGCACTGAAAGCCATCGGTTACAAGCAGACCACCGCCACGCAGGCTGTGGATACGGCCCGGGACAAGGCTCTCCAGCAGGTGGAAACCTCTACAGAAGCCGCCCAGACCGCCGCCAGTGAAGCCGCCACCAGTGCGGGCAATGCCAGCCAGAGCGCTCAGAAAGCCGCTGGCAGTCTGCAGGAGCTGAAGGAAGGCATTGCCGCTGGTGACTTCAAAGGCGAGCCCGGCAATGACGGTAAATCCCCAGTTGTGACTGTGACTGACATCGAAAATGGCCATCGTGTCAGCATCACTGACAAAGACGGTACAAAAACGATTGATGTCTTAAATGGTCAAACCGGCAAAACCGGTGCAACGCCTGTCCTGACGATCGGTACGGTGTCCAGCGGAGACAAACCTTCCGCCTACATTACCGGCACGCCTGAAAATCCGGTGCTTAACCTGAGGCTGCAACCCGGACCTCAAGGCCCTGCCGTAGCACTGGACGCCACCCTCACCCACGAGGGCGAAGCCGCTGACGCAAAAGCCACAGGTGACGCAATCAGCGCAGTAAAGGCGCGGCAGAACATCCTCACAGGCAGTGAGACAGGCAACCCGCTCAGTGTTGACGACGCTTTCCCTGCGCCCCTGTGCGGCCTGACCGTGTATGGTCGTAGCACACAGGGCGGCACACCCACGCCGGATGCACCTGTGCCTATCGTGAGCGCTGGTGAAAGTGGGAGCGTGGCGGTGAAAGTTACGGGGAAAAATCTGTATCACGCTGCATGGACTGGGAATTATAGCGAGAATGGATTGCTTCTTACGGCTACATCCACAACTGTTGCGATAAAAGGGACAGCAATGAAAGACACGTATATTACACAATGGCTAGTCCTTAGAAATAACCCAATCCCACTCGACCCAAACAAAAGATATACTTTTACCCTGAAACTAGCGGGAAATACCTTTGAAGGCTTGATGTTATACACCTACGATGAGAAAGGAGTCGGAACCTATACAGGTTCAAATATTCCGGCAAGAAGCACAGGAGTATCGGTTTACTATCAAAAAAAAATTAAGAAAGATGAAACAATCGATTTCGAAGCATCGATCCAGTTAGAAATTGGCACGGAAGCCACCGTATACGAACCCTACCGTGAACAGCTCCTCACCCTGCCCACACCCAACGGCTTAGCCGGCATCCCTGTCACCTCTGACGGCACCTACACTGACAGCACGGGCCAGCAGTGGGTGTGCGACGAGGTGGACTTGGAGAGAGGGGTGAAGGTGAAGAAAATCGCGAGTTTCGTGATTAACGCTGAAAACGCAAACAATTTTTTTGTGACAAATGACTTCACCGCTATTACTGTTGCCGCAAATGCGCGTTTGGCAACGCCACAAAAAACGAAACGTGACGACCGACAATATGGCAGATGTGTATTTTGTGAAGCGTTACCGTGGAAGATAGATGCGTGGGCTAGCCCCGTAAACGCAATTGGTTTTGTTGAAGATAATTCTGTTGATTTAACAATCGAAAACTCCTACTTGGGACTAAGTGAAGCAAGTACTAATGCTGAACGAAAAACTGCACTGGTGAAATACTTTACAGATAATCCTTGCCACGTTGTATACAGAATCGCTACCCCCATCGAAACCTCGCTCACCCCTGCCGAAATCGCCGCCTACAAAGCCCTCACCGCTTACGGCCCTGACACGGTGATGCAGGCGAGTGACGGTGCTGGAATCCGGCTGGAGTATCAGAGGGATGTAAATATCGTCGTCAAAAATCTTGAGGACGCCATTGCGTCCATGACTACCACATAAGGAGGTACACATGGCTATCAAAAGTAAAGCCCGCCACGACCTGACCCTGCGCTCCATCAAGCGGGAAATCGCCGCAGGGCGTGATGTGGCATACTGGCTGGACAAAGCGTACACCCATCTGGACAGCGGTCTGCTGACGGAGGACGACATCGCAGAGGTGGAGGCCCTTGCGCAGGCGTACTACGACGCACTGGATGCTAAGGACAAGGCGAACGCTGAGGAAATTACGCAGTAAGGAGGCAAAAAATGTTTCATTACCACTACATCAAGGTCATTGCTGATTCAGAAAACATGAGTACGGAAGAAATCACTTCTGTTCTGCAAAAATACTTTGCAAAACAGAACGATGGTTTTTACCTCGAAATCGACCTGGATAACCATGCCGCTGATTTCGATGGCAGCGGAAAATGGCTCATGCGGTTGGAAGGAAATATTTTGTGGCTAAATGGCGAATACGTTGCGCTCAGCGGTGTGCAACAAAACAACCCGGACGATGGATTTATCGTCAAAATTTCCACAATTCGTTATATCATTGTTCACAATAAGGAGTGATATCATGGCAAGCACTACATACGAACCGCTTAACCCGTGGAGATGCTCAAAAAGTATTATCCAGACAAATTCTGACCGCGCTGGAACAGACGTTTGTACAGGTTACCATCTCGGCAATGTCAACAAACTGGTGACGTTTTGTCACCAGTTTGCCGTGCTTGGCAATATGGCGCGTAACGCCGGACAGCTGCCGCAGCCTTTCTGGCTCGGTGCTGCCCGTGGCGGCGGCTCGTGTAGTCTTTCCGCCAGCGTTGCAAGGGCTTAATGCAGAACAGATAAAAGCTGTGATAAAACGTGCGCCGCTTGGGAGGTACGACCGGAAAATCGCCCGGTTGCGGTACGTTGACCAGCTATGCCAAGTTGATATTGCAGCGCGTGTGCCGTATTGTCGGACATCAATCGGCAATAGGCTGAAAATTATTGATAAAAAGCTGGATATGTGATATCATAATCTTAATTGGGTGCGATTTCTCACGAAACGCATTGAAGCGGCAGGCTTTCGGGTCTGCCGCTTTTCTTTTTGCACGAATTGTGGTAAAATAACATCAACAAATCCACCCGGCCTCTCGAAGAAGCGCATTAGGGTGGATATTTGAAAGGCCATGGCCTTTGTAGAGAGCGGCATTGCCTGTGGGCGGTTCCGCTCCTGATTTTAGACTTAGCCGTTTTGGCGGCATAAAACCCCCGATGTTCCGTTTTGAGCATCGGGGGTTTCTTTATGCAAGCGCTTCCTTGACTGTCTTGCACTGGAGAGAAGCGTGCTTGAAAAAGCTTCTGGCTTCTTCGTAGGTGACAAAACGGACGGTGGCTTCTGCACCAAGCTCGCCCTTTTCTCGCAGGGTCACAGAGTATACTCTGCCTTCGGGGAAGTCGCTGTTGACCATCGGCTTCCTGTTCGGCATAAACGGAGACGGGATGGAAGTGAGATCTCCGCTTAACGTGGTGCAGAACTCGTCATAGTGGCTTACCCCATCTTCCGTAATGAGATATGGCTTTTCAATTTTGTTATTCATAATTCAACCTTCCTTTCAGTCATATAAAGCCCACGGATTTCATCCGGTTAAGGTTATAGCAGATTATAATGTTCTGCCAACAGGAATCTGACGTATGTGGGGCACGCACGCTTTTCGCCGCACCAGTCCTGCACGGTGCGCCGCGGGACGCCCGCCTGCTTTGCAAAAGCGGTCTGCGACAGTCCAGTGCGGGCCACCAGCTCACGCATTGGAAGATGAGCTAAATCCCAGATGACGGACAGCCGCTCCTTTTCGGCGTCCAGATCGATGCAACCGGGTGCATCGTCCGGGATGCTGAGGGTGACATTGTTGAGGAACGCCGCCCGGGATGTTTCCGGGTCGGTTGCGATAGCGAACAGTTCTGCGGTAGTATACATAGTTTTCTCCTTTCAAATGCGGTCTTTTGCTGACACGCTGATTTTGCGGATAAATCCATCTGGGAACTTCTCACCGTTCCAGAGAGAGCCGAGATTTCCGTCGCCGCCGTTATCGCGGGGATACTCATAGAAAGGGGTCATACCGAAGCGGTCATTGGAACGGCGCAGCTTTACGATGCGGTCAGGAGCAAGCGCGATCTCCCGGGTGAGCTTGCCGTTTTCGTCCAATGCGTCCTCACACACCCACTGGAGCGCAGAGACAAACTCGTCCATCGTGATGGTGGAGTGGGCTGCCCAGTCCTTAAAGATGCGGCTGTCGCCTGCAAGGACAATTTTCTTTTTTACTTCAAAAAAGTTTTTCATGTGATTACCTCTTAAAATTCTTCTTCCGGAAGCGGGCCCATTTTGTAAACCCAAGAAGGATTCCATTCGACGCGAGTGGCTTTGCAAGAGTTCTTGAGCACAATGAGGACATTGCTTTCGGCAGGGCTTTTAAAAAAGCAGTATTCATCAAACTCCGATTTGCTCGTGAGTCCGTTGCGATAGGCAGCGCGGATTTTTTCGCCCTCGTTCCTTAAATTCTGCAGGGCTTTACGCACCAAGTCCATCCGGCTCATGAGATTTTTTTCATTTACGATGTAATCATACTTCCCAGAGCGGACGATTTCTGCTGACAGATCTGTTCTGATGCGGTCTTTTTTCGCAATGCTCCAAGCCGTCCGCAGGGCCTGAGAAAGATCGAGCTGGTAAACACCGCCGACGCTGTTCGCACGCATGATACGCCAAGCGTTATTCATGATTTTCTTCAGATCGTACTTTTTCATTTTCGTTCCCTCCGTTTGTTTTGTGTCTTTCACTGTCTTTAGTATACACGCGTTGCGTGTAATTGTCAAGGCTTTTTTGAAAATTTTATACGCGTTGCGTGCAAATTCTTGAGCGCTCATACGGCCTTGTGCCGTGTGGGCGCTCTTCTTTTTTTGTCCTTCGTTGTACCTTCGTTGCCTCTCCCGGCGGTTTAAAAAGGTACACTGGGCGCAAAGGGAGGGGGTGCCATGTGGCACAGGTTTAACCCAAACCCGCGCGGGAGCAGCGTCGGGGACTGCGCAGTGCGGGCGGTAGCTGCAGCCACCGGTCAGAGCTGGGAGCAGGCGTATATTGCGCTGACGCTCACCGGCTACGCCCTCGGCGATATGCCCAGCGCCAACCGCACATGGGGCGCGTACCTTCAAAAGCGCGGGTTCAAGCGCTGTTTGGTGGAGGCAGACTGCACCACCTGTTACACCGTGGCAGATTTTGCCCGGGAGTACCCGCGCGGCGTGTATGTACTGGGTTGCTCCGGCCACGTTCTGGCCGTCATCGACGGCGCGTGGTGGGACAGCTGGGACAGCGGCGCAGAATGCCCGATCTACTACTGGTACAAGGAGGAGTAAACGATGCCGATCTATAACGGATACCCGCAAGTGTTTTACCCGCAACAGCCGCAGGGGCAGCTTGAACAGCTCAGGGCAGCACAGTACCAGCCCCAGCCCGTCATGATGCCGACAATGCAGGGGCAGGCCGCACCGACTGACAGCGGCTTTATCTGGGTACAGGGCGAAGCGGCAGCCCGGGGATATTTGGTCGCCAACGGGAGCCGGGTGCTTTTACTGGATGCCGATTCCGATACCTTTTACATCAAAGAAGTGGGGCAGGACGGCAGGCCGTTCCCTCTTCGCATTTACGATTACAAAGAGCGCACCAGCGGCCCCAAAGCGTCGATTGCAGCCACGCAAGCCGCAGGCGGGGAGTATGTCACCCGCAAGGAGTTCGACGAGTTGGCGGCAAAGCTGGCGGCGTTGGAGAAGCAAGAAGCACCAGAGCCGGAAAAGGAGGGCTAAACGATGGGCAGCAGCTTGTTTAATTCGATGGGCCGACAGGCTCAGAACCCTATTGGCGGGCAGTTCCAGCAGTTTATGGGTCAGATGCAGGGAAAGAACCCGCAGGAGATGATAAACCAGATGCTCACCTCCGGCCAGCTCTCACAGCAGCAGCTCAACGCCATTCAGCAGCGGGCGCAGCAGATCGCGCCGATGCTCAACGGCATGAAAAATATGTTTGGATTCTAAAATGCGGCCGCATTTAGAATAAATTTCAAGATCTAACGTAAAGGAGTAAAACTATGTCTCTTTCTTCTGATAGCACGGTTCTGACTATGCCGGTACAGCCCGCCAACGGCTACAGCAACGGCCTCAATGGCTGGGGCGGCGACTGGATGGGCTGGATCGTCCTCTTCCTGATCTTCGGCATGTTCGGCTGGGGCGGCATGGGCGGCTTTGGCTGGGGCGGTGGTATGGGTATGGGCGGCGCTTCGCCTTATATGACCAGCGCCGTCACGCAGGCAGATCTGCAGCGCGGCTTCGACAACCAGAGCGTCATGAGCAAGCTGAACGGGCTGGAAAGCGGCCTGTGTGATGGCTTCTATGCCATGAACACCGGGATGCTTCAGGGTTTCAACGGCGTGCAGCAGGGCCTGAACGGCGTCACCAACGCCATGCAGCAGGGCTTCAACAGCACCAACGTTGCGCTGATGCAGGGACAGAATGCTCTGGCTACACAGCTGGCAGACTGCTGCTGCAAGACCCAGACCGCGATCCAGGGAGTCAACTACAATTTGGCCACTCAGGAGTGCGACACCCGGAACCAGATGCAGCAGGGCTTCTGCGCAACGCAGAACACCATGAACAACAACACCCGGGACATCATCGAGAATCAGAACAGCAACACCCGCGCGGTGCTTGACTTCCTGACCAACGATAAGATTGCCACCCTGCAGAGCGAGAACAACGAGCTGCGCCGGGCTGCTTCTCAGGATCGCCAGAGCGCGTTCCTGACCACCGCGATGAACGCGCAGACCAACCAGATCATCGGGACTTTGCAGCAGAAAGCTCCCGTGCCTGCCTATCAGGTGCCCAACCCCAACGCCATTTACTATGGCTGTGGGACCGGCTGCGGCAGCTGCGCATAACCGAATCACGACAGCTTTTTGAGTGGTTGTTTCCAAAATGGAAATGCCCACATCAAAATGTTCAGCCCCTGAGCTGATTTTGCAAACCAGAGCGCCGGGGCAGCAGTCCCGGCGTTTTTATTATGAAAGGAGCCGATAAAATGGCTGAATTTAGCAACTCTAACACCGTCAGCGTGGCGGCGGGTGAAAACCTTCCCCTGACCGAGACCGCAGTAAAAGCTCCTGCTTGTATCGTGCACCGTGAGGGAAGCGGCCTTGTGACCTTGCGCGGCATGACCAGCGGGCAGTGCCGGGCCCGTTTCAAGGTGAGCTTTGGCGGCAATATCGCCATTCCCACCGGCGGCACTGTGGGGCCCATTTCCGTGGCGCTGGCTGTCGGCGGTGAGTCGCTGACCAGTGCGACAGCCATTGTCACCCCGGCGGCAGTCGAAAATTACTTCAACGTTTTCGTGGCTGCGTTCATCGAGGTGCCGCGTGGCTGCTGCGTGACCGTGGCGGTTAAAAACACCAGTACGCAGGCTGTCAGCATTGCAAACAGCAATCTGATCGTTGAGCGGGTAGCATAAGAAAGGAGATAAAGTCATGCTGGATAAACTGAATCATTTGAAAGACGAAATGTGCGACGAGCTCATGGAGCTGACCGACAAAAAGAACCGTTCCCCGGGCGATGTTGAGATGATCGGCGAGATCGTGGATATCATTCTGGACATTCACCGCATTGAGGATTACTGTGAGGGCGGCGAGTACAGCCGTGCGGGCGAGTGGGAAGCCGACATGCGCGGATCCTTCAGCCGCGACGCCGGAAACGGTTACAACCGGGGCAACAGCTACGCCAACCGTGGCCGTCACTATGTGCGCGGGCACTACTCCCGCACGGATGGCCGTGAGCGCATGATCTCCGACATCGAGGACATGATGCAGGAAGCCACCGGTGCAGAGCGTGACGCCTACAAGCGGGCCGCTGACATCTTGCGCAACGCATAAGAAAGGGGGCGGCAGGCATGGACATTGACGAGATCAATGAGCACATCCGCAAGCTCAAGTGCGAGGAAACCAGCTGGCAGAGCGTCAACAAACTTGCCGCCCTCTGCACTGTGCGGGACGAGCTGGAGGAAGCACACGCGCCTGAAACGCAGGCCCAGGCATTGCCGCCTGTGACTTATGCGGCGGCGTACTCTACGGTAGCGGAACCGCAAAGCGACTTTGTGGCGGCTGCCAGCTCTGTTCCTTTCGGAGGTCTGATGCAGGTGCTTGACGAGCACATGAAGGCAATAAAGCTAGTGTACCCGAAAGAGTATGAACTGGTCATGCGGAAGATTGTCTCTTTGTCTGAGTGACGAGGCTCAATAGGGAGTTTATGAGGGAGTTTATAAGGATTCCTCAGAAATTTTTACGTTATTTTTTCAAAAAAGGCAAAATAAAAATTCCACGACATATGCTCTGCTTTGAGCGTTATACCGTGGAATTTTTCTTAAAATATGGAGCAGGGTACGGGACCCGAACCCGCCGCCTGCTGCTTGGGAAGCAACAAACAAGAACGGCATAGCGTACTATTTTTTATTACTGGGAGCTTTCTGGGAGCTTGTTGCCTTGAACTTTTTCATCTCTTCTGCAAGATATTCGACATTGTGAGAGGTGTAATAATCCGCAGTCGTGGAGAAATCCGCGTGCCCGAGGATGGCCTGCACGGCTGTCGGCTCGGCCTTTCCTTCCACAAGCCGCGTAGCCGCAGTGCGGCGCAGGGAGTGCGGTGTTATAAGCTCGCCCATGTCTTTTCGGTCTACTTTTTCGGGATCTGGATTGATTCCCAGCACGATCATCAGACGGCGAAACGAGTGCTCCACGGTATCGACATTCTTTTTCCTGCCGGTCGATGTCGGCAGCAGAAACTCGCTGCCGATGCTGCAAAGCATCCATTCAGCCACGATCATCCGTATTGGTTCAAGGATGGGAATGACGCGCTGCCGGCCTGCATCGGTTTTTTCACCGCCGATCATGTAACCTTCGTTCAGGTGCACATCATCCCGGCGCATGGAAAGCAGCTCATCAATTCGCATACCGGTGTAGGTGAGGACCATTGCAAGCTGCGCGACCTGCCGGAAGCGGTTTCCTTTGCTGTTGTCATCCGCAATGGCTTTTATCTTGCCCAGCTCGTCATCCGTCAGGGTGCGTTCCTTCTTGGGCGATGGGGCAGGCAAGCGCAGGCCCTCGGCGTAGTTGATCGTGATAATGTCGTTTTGCATGGCCCACTTGCACAGCTGGCTGAACAGCTGCCGCTGCTTCTCGCACATGCTGCGGGACTTTCCAGCGTCCGCAAGGGCAGTTATCACAGCCTGATAATCCTCGGTTTTAAGTTCCCGCATGGGGCGTTTGTGTAATTCGAGGGCCTTCGCAAAGGCCCTTTCGTAGCTGTCGCGGCCCTTTGGGCCAATGTCTTTGTAGTGCAGCTCCTTCCACTTCTTGTATACGTCCTCGAATGTATACCGCAGACGCGCAACGTTGGTGTGCTTTGCGTTGTAGTCGTCCAGCGCAAGCACGGCTTCTGCAGAAGTCTCGAAACTGCCGATCAGCTCACCGCGACCAGACCTTGCGACCCACGACCTGACACGCCCTTCGTCTTTTTTCTGGTACACTGTGCCGCTGCCCTTGGGACGGCGGCGCTTTTTTCTTTGCTGCGGGGCGGCTTCCGGCTGCTTCTTCCCGCACCACGGACAAAAAGAAGCACCATCCGGGATCTCCTTCCGGCAGCATGGTCTCACGCATTTCATGGCTTACTCCTTTTTCTGCCCGATATATCCGAAGGCACCATTTTCAGCAGCAGCCCTTCCGGCCTTGTAGTTGATCTTCAGGTCGTCAATGGGAGGATGCGGAGCGTCCGGGCATGGGTCTAATCCCATGCTCTGGGCAAAGTTGTATTGGTCGATGATTGTTCCGCACACACTGACCCGGTTATTGAGGGGGCAGTGCAAATTTGCAGCTATCTCCGATATGACAGCAGGCGGGCTGCTGCCGTGACTGCCCTTCAGTATGAAGAGAAGCAGCCTTTTTGTCAGCGGCGGCAGTTTTACAACGAGACGGCGCAACTCCGCGTTTAGCTCATCGTCGGCCTTGCCGTCATCCGGCACTTTGTACAGATCCGGGTGGAACATCTCCATGAACACCGTGATGGGAGACACCCCACACGCCGTGCACCAGTCCATGATCTCGTCACTGTCCGGGCTGGTGCAGCCTTTTTCCCAGCTCTGCACGGTGCGCTCTCCCTTCTCAATGCGCCTTGCGATCTCCACTTGGCTCAAGCCCGCAGACACCCGTGCTTTTGCAAGCGCTTTCCCGATTTGGCTCGCCGTAAAATAACTCATACTTTCACCCCCATAATACCAGTGTGTTTTTAACAAAAAATGGCGCAGAAAAAATCCGCGCCATTCGACAAATTTTATCCGTATTTTATTTTCCAACGGCGCATGGTAAAATTTGGTTTATAAATCGTAGATGTGCACAAAAGAAAGGAGAAAGCAAAATGGATTTTGAGCAAAGAAACGGTAAAGAAACCGAAATGACCATCATCGATGGAATGCCCGCCAGCATCCTGACCGGCACCGACCACACCCCTGCACCCTGGGAGGAATGAGTTATGAAAAATCTGTCACACTTTCGCACCCATGCCCGTGCCCTGCTGGCCTGCTATTTGGATATGACCCCGGAGCAGCAGCGCCTTGCTCGCGCTTACATTCAAGATAAGGCCCTGCCGGAGGTGCAAGCCCTGCGTAACGCAGCCGGTACGCCCGGCGGGGCGCTGGCTGCTGATCTGTTGCAAAATTTGCAACAGCCTTACAACCGCGAATAAGCTGAAATGTCAGCGCAAATCCACATTTTTCAGCGTATTTTTCCGCTGAAAGAAGGGAACGAATAGGGATTGACGACAACAACCAGCGGTTTTATAATATGGTTGTAAACAGGTTTACAGGTCAAGCAACTGAGACTTCTTTGCGTTGTACTCCGCTTCCGTGATGGCCCCCATATCCAGTAGCCGCTTAAACTTCAAAAGCTCATCAGCGGCGCTGGGGGCAGCCGGAGCGGTGCCCAGCGGCTGTTCCGGAGAGCCTTTGCAGCTCTTGAGAAACGCAGTCATGCCGCCGGGATAAACCGTTGTCGGCAAGTTGCTTTCGCCTAGTGGAAGCGCAAAGTGGATAGACACGCTCTCTTTACTGCGGCCCTTGCGGGTCTCTGTTTTAGCGGTGGCAGCGCCCACGATCGCACCCACAGGCCCAGCAACGGCTGCACCGATCACGGCACGGCCGATACCACCCTTTGTCTCTGTCACCGTCAGATCGTCAGGCGCGTCAGATTCATAACCGGCGACTTCATCAAAGCTGTAGATCATGCAAGGGCCTTTATCACCGCTGCGGTGTCCAATGCAAAACAGCCGGTTGGGCTTGTCAATCGACACAAAGAGCGCGTCACCATCATAGATGGAATCGGTTTCTTTGAACGTTTTTCGGCGGCTTTCCAGTGTAGCCCAGTAGTCCGCAAGGGCAGCTGTCGGTTGCTTTGCTGCCCGGATGCCCAATTTTGAAAAGAAAAAGTTGCTGCAGCTGGCGCAAATCAAGCCGTCAACGCTCTTCTCCCGGTTCAGCAAGCCCAGCTTGCCGCCGCATATAGGACAGATGTTCACCATGATTACACCTCGTTCTTCATTTCTTCTCTAGCTTTTTCAAGCTTTTTGAACTCGCTTTGAATGACCGATTTCAGATCATCGTTAAGTTTTCCCGCGAGCAAATCAACAGAATCTTTCCAACGCTGGTTAGAGCTCATGCGGCCCCGATCTGTTTTTAGAGAACAGATTTTGTCCATCTGGGCGCTGGATGAATTCTCTAAAACGATTTCAAAAAGCTCCCTTGCGTGAATTTCCACATTCCACAAGAGCAGTGAATGGCTGTAGCTGAATTTGACACCATTTATTTCAGCTGCCGCAAGCTGCTTTAAATCTCGCTTGATGAAATCTATCTTGTCAAAAAATATGGATATGTCTTTTGCACGCTCAAGAATCAAAAAATTATCCAGCACTCTCCGCATAAGAGTTTGCAGATATCCAACAGGAAGCAAATCCACTCTTGAGATGTCGATATTAAGGGCATCCGCCACGCGGTCAAGACTGTTTCTAAAACCGACTTCATCCCATTTCAAATACGGCTTGTTTGGAAAGTTTGGATAGCGTTCTTCTATTCGTTTGCGAATGGCCGCTTTTTCTTCTTCGGTTAAATCCTCACTGCTGTAAACAGGGCCGTATTTACGTGAAAAAGATAAGTCTACATCGGAGCTCTGTTCTTTGTCAGCGGCCGGATCGCTAGCCGGCACGCTGGTGGATGTTTTCTCAGCAGGCTTCTTTTTGAAAATCAAATCCCAAAAGCCCATACCGCAACACCTCACACATATTAAATTTTACATCACATAGGAGGCATCAGAATGAACACCACAGACCGGCAAAGCTACATTGACGCAATCACCAAGCTTCTGGAACACGCAGATCTGCGGGCCTTGCGGCTGATCTGGATCCACGCCAAAGGGCTTGTAAAATAAATCAAGGTAGCAAAAGAAGGGGAACCCTTACGGGTTTCCCTCTTTTTTTTGCAGCTTTTCAGCCATCCGCTCCAAAAGCTTCCAGTCCTCGGGCTCCAGCTCTGCCAGCATCTCCACAAACCGGCGTTTGAAATCGTCGCCTTCGTCCGCCGTAATGTCGGTGAGAAAGGCGGTGATCTTCTCCGATCGGGTGATCTGGTTGAACATCTCCCCTTCGCCTGTCCGCAGCCACGTCTCATTGACGTTAAACTCACGGCAGATGTCGGAGATCGTTCGGTCGCTGGGCTCCACTACGTTTACTTCGTAGCTTCCAACTGTATTTCTTTTGAGGTTCAGTCTGTCTGCAAAGGCTTGCTGCGTCAAGTTAATCTGCTTCCGCAGTTCCTTAACTCGTTCGCCGATTGTCATGGAGCTCACCTCCGTGACCTTATTATAGCACAGCGCAAAATGGAAGTCAATGAATTTTGTTTAAGAAATCAACAAAAATACTCTTGACAAATGTTGTTTAATGACTTATACTTGTCATGTAATCAACAAACGCAAGCAAACAGGAGGACAAAAACATGAATGCACTTTCTATTAACATCCCGGCAAACTTCGCCGCAGACTGCAATAACACCCTCAAGCGGTACAACGCCGCCCAGACCGACGCCGAGCGCCGTGCGGTGCTCGATCGCCAGACCGTGCAGGGCCTGTGGTGGGCGATCAAGTTCGTCAGCCAGCTCCAGACCGCTTGCATGAGCGAGAAGGAGCTGAAGCACGCGATCCGTCTCACCCACTTCCGCGGCACTGTGTGCCCGGCATTTCAGGCTTGAGAGGAGGAGGTCTGAATCATGAAACGCTATAAGGTGTACGTCTACAACACGGTTGATAAGTTCTGGGACTGCTACGAGGTCCTTGCCGAGGACCCGGTGGATGCCCGGAACGTGGCAGTGCAGCGGTTGATCGACGAGACCGGGCACGGTCTGGACATCTACGAGCTGGCCGATGTGTGCGAAGTCAAAGAATAAGGAGGGCTGAGCAATGTTTGATAAAGAACTTATGAAGCAACTGGCTACCATCCCCGCTGAGAACAGAGCGGAGTGGTTTGCAGAACGGGACAAGCTGCACGCTCTCGCCGCGGAAATGAACCGCCTGAACGCCGACGAGATGGTGATGAAGTACGGCGTTGCGCGGGTAATACGAGTTCTGGCAGCTACGATAAAATGCTGTCCGGAGGAGTACGACCCTTCGGCTGTCTTCATGGCAAATTGGGTGCCGCCTATCCGCTCTGGGCGAAATGCAGAAGAATGGTTCCATTCAACCATGCACCGTGCTTATGTGCAAAGTCTTTTCCTTAAGTACGCAGAGCTCAGAATCGCCTGACACACATTCTCAAACAGTTCCAAGGAGGTCTGAATCATGGAAGAAGTCAAGAGTCGCCGTCACACCATGACGGACGAAGAGGTGGAAGCCCGCATTGCGGAGCTCAAGGCAGACCCGGACGTGCGCCTGGCATGGAAGGAAAAGACCGTCAAGTATAAGCGTCGCCGGTATCTGGGAGCCTTGCAGAGCGACAAGCGCAGGGGTGCACAGCTTCGGGAGGCCGGTATCACATGGGAGATGCTGGACGAACAGGAAGGGCTGCTGAAAGAGCCCGATTACCCCGCCTGATGATGACCCTGTGGCAAGGGTCGAAACCACCCGGCAGCCAGCCGGGCAAGGTCGTGGGTGCCAACCACAGAAGGAGTTGATTTTATGGCAAAGGCAAAGAAGAACCGCACCGATCTGGCTGCAGAGCGGTACAGCATCCCCATTGACGGGGCCCACGCTGCGGACGCCCTGGTCAACGAGCTGTTTGACTCGCTGGATCCCCGGGACAAGCAGACCCTGCTCTGGATGGGCATGGGCATGGCTGCGGTACGCAAGAACGACCGCCAGAACCAGCAGGACGGGGTGGCGTAAAATGACAGTTAACCAGTTGATCGATACATTTTATAACGCATTTCTGGGCAAGAGCCGCTTTGTGATCTACGATGGCGACAAAGCCCCGGCGTACAGCGGGCTTGTTGTTGGTGACTTCTGGAAGCGCTTTGGCAAGCGCGAAGTCAACTGCTTTGCAGTGGATGAAGTCCAGAACAGCCACGTTGCAAAGACCGTCATTATTTATTTGAAAAAGGAGTGAAAACATGACAAATGAAAATTTGGCCCCGGTTTTGATTTCGGGCGTGCTCTGCTACGAGCGGGACGGCACCGCATATCTCCGTCTTGAGGACGTCGCCCGCGGGCTGGGGTTCACCCAGACTCAGAATAAGAACGGTGTAGAGTACACGTCCATCCGTTGGGAGACCATCAACCGTTATTTGGAAGAAATTGGCTTCCCCAACAAGCTGGGGAAAGACAGTTACATCCCCGAAAACATCTTTTACCGGCTGGCCATGAAGGCGAAGAACGAGACCGCCGAGAAGTTTCAGGCGCTGGTGGCAGACGAGATCATCCCCAGCATCCGCAAGACCGGAAGCTACTCGATCGTGCAGGCAGACCCGAACTTGCCGCCGGAGCTGGCAATGGTGGAGGGCTTGCTGAACAGCATGAAGCAGATGTACTCCACCCAGCAGCGCCACGACAAAGCCATTGAGCAGCTGACCGAGAGCATGGACACCATGAAGGAAGTAATGACCACGGATGTCAATGGTGACTGGCGCACAGCTTGCGGGCACGCGATTCAGGCAGTTGCCCGGAAACTGGGTGGCGGCAAAGCCTATGAAGAAGCTTGGAACGAGGTTTACACCGAAATGGAGCGCAATGGCTTCTTCGTTCGCCGCCGTCTGGAGAATCGCAAAAAGAGCGCCGCTGCGCAGGGCATGTCCCCTACTTACGTCCGCAAGCTCAATGCGCTGGATATCATTGCGGACAGCAAGGACAAAAAGCTCATGTCTGCGTTTATCAACGCCACCAAGAAGCTGGCTGCGGCACACAGTGTCCGTATGGACAGGCTGAACGAGCTTCCCGCTGTCGAGGATCAGCCAGAGCAGACCGCGTTTGACCGCACTTGTGCCCCAGCGGGGAAGCTAATTGATACACGGGACGCCACAATCAGAGGATAAGGAGGACACCCATGAGTGAAAAGATTATCGCATATAAGGCCATGGACAAAAATATGCAGTGCCGTGGCAAGCAGTATGAGGTGGGCAAGACCTACCATGAGGACAAGGCCGACTGCTGCCACGCTGGTATGCACGCCTGCGAGAACCCGCTGGATGTGCTGCACTACTACCCGTTGAAGGATAGCCCGCGCTTTTTTGAGGTCGAGTGTGGCGGGAACGTGGATAAAAGCGAAGAGGACAGTAAACTGGCCTGCACTGAGCTGACGGTGAAAGGTGAGGTGAATTTTGCAGGGCTGGTAAAAGCTACGGTGAATGCCGTTTTTAATCGGGCGAAAGGCAAAGAACCTTTTTCCAGCGGCGATTCCAGCACGGCAGGTTCCAGCGGCAATTCCAGCACGGCAGGTTCCAGCGGCAATTCCAGCACGGCAGGTTCCAGCGGCAATTACAGCACGGCGGGGTCCACCGGCGCATCCCGCCCCGC